ATGAGAAAGGGGAACAGACGGTTGAATTATGAAGACAGGCAGAAAATTGAATTTATGGCAGCAAAGGGCGTAAGGGTCATTGAAATTGCTGAAAGTATCGGGGTACACCGTGCAACTATCTACAATGAGTTGAAGCGGGGAGGAAAGCCATACAGGGCAGATGAAGCACAACGGAGGATTTGAACTTATACGCAGGACCGGAAGCCAGACGGGGCAGCAGTCGCAAGGCTGTTTTGTGGGTTCAATGCCCGCCCGGTTCATTCTTGGGAAGCCAGCCCCAGAAAATACGCACTGTGTCAAGAATGGCAGCGGTCACGCCAGCTATAAAGCGTGTAGATGGTCAACAGGTTTTCGGGCAGGTGGTTTTTAAGGTGAAAGCGGCAGCGGCAGTGCAGAAAGGACCATGAAAAATGAAATACAAATATTACAGCACACAGCGCCCGGTGGGTCCGGGGACATATCCAGAGCCGAAAGAAAATCCGGCTAGGGCTTTGCATAATTTCCACGAAAAGGAATTTGTGCCGGAAATAGGGCGGTCTGCTTGGGGATATGTAGAGTATGACAGGCCGCTGAAAAATGAAGACGTGAGCGGATATGAATTAGTACCAGCAGCGTTCTTCTGAGTTTGAAATTGCCACGCCGGAAACGGCTGGCGGGAAAAAGGAGGGTTAAAGGTGAAAGAAAATTGTCTGGAACGAATGAAGCGGATTGGCAGTGACCGCAAAATCGCAGACTTCATTGTAAAGCAGAAGCAGGATTACAATTTCAAAATCAATTATGCAAAGATACGGGCGCAAGAATTTGTCCGGGAATGTGACGCAAGAGGGCTGAACTATCATGTTTCAGTGGGAGGGCTGGACAGTATAACACTGTTTTTATTCTTACGCAGTATCGGAATATATGCGCCGGGTATCACTGTTTCTTCACTGGAAGATTTAAGCATACAGCGAGTACATAGGGCATTAGGACTGGAACGCCTTAAAAGTAGCGTGAGATACATTGACGAAAACGGGCGTGAGCATAGATGGACAAAGCCACAGATTATACAGGAATTTGGCTTCCCGATACTGTCAAAAGAGATTGCGGCGAAGATTGAGACGCTGGCGAATCCGACAGAGAAAAACAAGACGGTACGCCATGCGATTATTACAGGAGAAACGGGAGAATACGGCGGCTTCCAGAAAAACAGCCGTATGAAAATGTCACAGAAATGGCTTGAAAAATTTGGAGGGTATGCAAACGAAGTTGAGGGGACGAACTACGGAAAGCCGGATTTTAAAGTATCTTCAAAATGTTGCTACTATCTGAAAGAAAAGCCGTGTGATGATTGGGCGAAAGAAAATAACAGCGTTCCGTTTGTAGGGCTGATGGCTTCCGAGGGGGGGCGCCGTCAAAAAAGTTTAATGATAAACGGTTGCAACTACTTTGGAAAATCAACCATACGTTCTGCCCCGTTTGCAATATTCAACAGACAGGATATATTGCAGCTGGCACTTGAAATGGACCAGAAGTGGAAAGACGGCTGGAAAGAGGACTTTTACAGAGAGGGAATAAAGGCCGGGACGATAAAAGAAGGCTGGGAAATGCCGGAAAGTATTGTACCGGAGATATACGGAACGATTGAGAAGAAAGAAGATGGGACGCTTTACACAACGAAAGCGCAGCGGACCGGGTGCAGTATGTGTGGGTTTGGTATTCATCTTGAAAAACGCCCACACAGGTTTGACCAGTTAAAAGAGAGGAACCCGAAAGAATGGCATTACTGGATGTATGAGTGCTACGAAGACGAAAACGGCAACAAATACGGCTGGGCGAAAGTGCTTGATTATATCGGGGTTAAATATTAAGGGGCAATCTGCCGGAAACGGCTTGCGATAAATAAAACCATACCAGATACAGGAGGAAACCAAAATGAGTGAGTTTGTAAAGAAAAAAGCGGTGGTGGTCACTGATGAAGCGGGGCTGCCCAACTACATGACCATGTTTTACATTGAGCCGGGGACATACCCGCCGGAAGCTGTGCCGGATATGTTCAAAGTAAATGGAAATACCGTGGCAGCAGTGCTTATTTCACAGTTTACGAATGTTGTATTGAAAGGCATTGCCGCTTCCTTGCCATACCAGAAGCCAGCAGAAAGCATGGACCATGACGAAAGCGCCGAAGCCTGCCGAAAAAAGGGAAAAGGCTGGCACTTGCTGACAAATACAGAATTTGTCTATCTTCTGGAGGAAGCAGAACGGCTGGGGCATAAAATCAGCGGCAACACCAATTACGGGAAGAACGCCGATAACCCGGAGGAAAAGGGCTGGTGCTATGACGGCTACACGACACTTACCGGGCTTGACCCGCTGGCATGGTCACATGACGGCACAAAAGACGGCGTGTTTGGACTTTGCGGTAATTTCCATGAGAGGGTGGCGGGCTTACGTCTCCATAACGGAGTGATTGAGTACATAAAGGACAATGACGCAGCTTTCACCGATTATGCGCCAGGGGACCCGGCATGGACGGCGGCAGAGGTTGACGGAAAAGCATTGAAGCTGGACGCACAGGACGGCAAAGTTGTTCTGACAGATGGAAAAATTGCCGAAAGCTGGGACGGTTGCCACATGAGCGAATTAAAACTTGCCGGGGAGCTTTCCGAAGTGCCGGAAATTATCCATAAACTGGGGATTCTGCCCCGTGACTGGAAAGAGAGGAAGGACGGAATCTGGGCTGACAGCGAACTTGAAGAAGCGGTGCCTTTCCGGGGTTCGAGCTTCGGCAACGCCAGCTTCGGTGGTCCGGCGGCGTTGAACTTGGGCAGCCCCCGTTCGGGCGGCAGCAACGACGTTTCGTTCCGTTCCGCTTTATATCTGGAAGACTGGGAACTGGTTACTGAATTACTGTAAGTGGGCGTGAGAACGCCCACAGAGGGCGCAGGACAGACAGAAACGGACAAGGCATAAAAGATACGGGCAGAAGAAAAAAAGCCCGTAAAAGGGCAATAAAAAGCCTTTGCAGATGTGCCGCAAACACAATCAACAAAGGCTTTTTAAGTCAACATTTTGTATAAATACAACCATGATTATTATACCATGTTGACGGCGTAAATGCAAGCGCAAACAGGCTGAAAAAGCCTTGAAAAATGCGGGTTTTCGTCCCGCAAAACGGGCTTGTATGGGGTATTAACATTCCTACGAACAGTAAAATATATATACTTCCGTAAGACATGAATAATAGACAACAAGGGGAAGCCCTTGTATGAACACCCATACGCTCAAAAAGGTATAAGGCAAAAGGAGTGTGCAGGAGTGTTCATAAGAGAGAAGAAGACGGACTGCAACACATACCGGGAAGCAGATATTATTCCCCGCACAGATAATGCAGAAAGGGCGGTGAAAGGGAAACGGGGGAAGCGGCGCAAGGTGACAGAGCCAAAACAGAAAGATTTAAACGACAAGAACGCCCGCCGTTATCTGGTACAGCTTGGAAATGGCAATTTCAGCATAGGAGATTTGCACGTTTCCTGTACATACAGCAATAAGAATCTTCCGGGAAGTGTGGAGGAAGCAGAACGGATAATATCAAATTATCTGCGGCGTATCGCATACCGCAGAATGAAGCTGGGGCTTGACCCGCTGAAATATATACTTGTGACAGAATACGGAATGTCAAAGGACGGGGAGAAGATAACCCGTGTTCATCACCATATCATTATGAACGGCGGGTTGTCCCGTGATGATGTGGAATTGATGTGGACTTCTGCCCGCATTAACTGGAGAAAAGCAGAGAATGACCCGGAGTACCGGGCAGGGATTGAACAGCTGGGCTGGTGCAATGCTGACCGCTTGCAGATGAATGAAAACGGCATTGAAGGGCTTTGCAAATATATCACGAAGAACCCAAACGGAAAGAAGCGCTGGAGCAGCAGCCGGAATCTGATAAGGCCCGTTGAGCTGCCCCCGGCAGACAGCAAATACACGAAAAAACAGGTGGAGAAGCTGGCAAAGTCTGATGATTGCGGAAAAGAGTTTTTTGCAAAGCAATTTCCAGATTACAACATTGTTGAAATCAAGCCGGAGTATTACGAAGAAACGGGCTGGCATATCTACTTGAAAATGTGGAAAAAGCCGGAGAAATCAAAGAAAAAAGAGGATAGGCCAAAGAGGAAGAAGAAACCAAAGGGAGGGAAAAAGCATGGAAGCAAGAAAGGTAATTGCAAGAAAAAAGCGCCGCCGGGCAGCAGAAAGAGCGGTTGAGAGATACGCCGGGGTAGTTATGGCAGCAGTAGTGATGATTGCGGTAATTTGTTTGACTGTATTTCTGGCAACGGGAAGCGCAAAGGGAGAGCCGCCGGAGGTAAAAGAGGGCGAAACGCTGGAGATTGAGCCGCAGGAGAAAGAAGCACTGGACGCATACGCAGACCCGGACAATCTCAAAGAACCGTTTAACAGAATGTCGGCTGACTGGGGCGCAGATGATGTACAGGGCTTCACATTCTACCAGATACCGCCGGAATATAAGCACAGCGGGGGCGTTCTTCCGGGAGTGGTACAGGTATACACATTCTGCCTTTGCAAAGATTACGGCGTGGACTATGAAACCGTACTTGCAATAATCGAAAAAGATAGCGGCTATAAATGGGACGCAAAAAGCGCCGCTGCCTATGGATATATGCAGATTATCCCGGAATATCACTATGACAGAATGGACCGGCTTCATGTTTCCGATATACGGGACCCATACGGCAATATCAGAACGGGTATTGATTATCTGGCAGAGCTTCTGGAGAAGTACGGCGGGAATTATGACAAAGCACTGACAGCTTACAGATGGGGCGTGACGGGTGCTTATACCGATTATTTCAGCGCCGGACAGGAAAGCAGCGCATATTCCGAAGAAATCACGGAGATTGCAGACAGAATCAGAGAACAGACAGGAGGTGGAGAAAATGGCAGCAGAAGTGACGCTGGGACAGCTGATAGAACGAATGATACCGACTGACAGGCTGATTGTGGAGGACGAAAGCGGGAAGGAGCTTTACAAAGGGTATGTTGGGTGTACGCAGTATGAACATTTGGACACCAGCCGCCATGTAAAGAAAACCGGGCTGAAAACAAATATATTCCGCAGAGAACAAAGGCAGGCAGGGACGAAGTTTGACAGAGTGCCGGGCGGGGTGGTAGACGCAGACCATTTAAGCGAATTTAAGTTTTCTGATTTGGTTATGCAGATATTCACAAAAGTTATTGTGGAGAGCTGACAAGATGAAATGTTTATTTTGCGGCGCAGAAGTAGAACTGGGAAAGATTTGTGAATATTGTGGCAGCAGGGCAGAACCCGCATACTACAATCTGCCGGGGGAAACAAAACGGCAAGAATGTATACCAGAAGTTAAGCGGGAAAGAAAACTGAACGCAGACGGAACATACACCGTGAAAGTGGGTGACAGCCTTTGGAAAATAGCAATGGCGTTCTACGGAAGCGGAAATGAATATTTGCGGATAGCAAAACGAAACAGGATAAGAAACCCGAACTTGATTTATCCGGGGCAGATATTGAAAATATTTTGAATTTTAATTTAGGCCAGATACAGGAGGAAACGGCACATGGAAAATCAACTGACGCTGGGCAGCCTGTTTGACGGAATCGCAGGTTTTCCGCTGGCAGCAGTACGGCACGGAATACAGCCGATATGGGCAAGCGAGATAGAACCAGATTGCGTGGACATATCGGCAAGGCACTTCCCGGACATGAAACAGCTTGGAGATATAACAAAGCTGTCCGGGGCAGAGATACCGCCCGTTGACATTATTTCTTTCGGGTCCCCTTGCCAGAACATGAGCGTTGCCGGAAACTGCAAGGGGCTTGACGGGGAAGAATCAAAACTGTTTTACGAAGCAGTAAGAATCATTTATGAAATGCGAGGTGCGACACATGGAAAATACCCAAAGTATATCATCTGGGAAAACGTGGCAGGGGCTTTTTCAAGCAATAAAGGGAATGACTTTAGACGGGTGCTTGAAGAAATCACAAAGGCCAGCGTTCCAATGCCTGCAAGCGGAAGATGGGCAAAGGCCGGATTGGTTAGAAGTGGGGGGGGGGGGAGTTACAGCTTGGCGGCAGCTGGACGCTCAATACTGGGGAATCCCCCAACGAAGAAAACGAATCTATCTTGTGCATGATTTTGGAACAGGACGTGCCGGACAGATACTTTTTGAGTGCGAAAGCGTGTTGGGCTATGCTGGAGCGGGCAGAGAACATGAAAAGGGATATGCCGGACAAGCTGCGGATTGCGCTTCTGGAAGTGATTGCAGAGGATTGGAGCAGGACGCAGCAGGGCAGTTAAGATTCCAGCTGGCAGAGGAAGCAGAGAAACAAACAAAGTTAGATTTTGGAAGAACGGGTGACAGAATCTACATGGACGCACAGAAAAGCGTCACACTGATGGGCAGAGCTGGAGGCGGTGGTGCGAAAACGGGGCTTTATCTTTTGCCCGTATATACGATTATCGGGAACGTGATAGGAAGAAAAGCAGGGAGCGGCGGCAATCAAACGGGGATAGGACAGGACATAGCGCCGACAATCACCGCAACGGACAGACACGCAGTAGTAGCGCCGGAAAACAACTGGCGGCAGCGTTACCGGGTGCGTTCACTGACACCGACAGAGTGTGAACGGCTTGACGGATTCCCGGACGGCTGGACACAGTACGGCGCAAGTGGAGCGGAAAAGTCAAGCAATGCAAGAATTAAGGCACTGGGAAACAGTATTGCCGTACCGTGTGCGGAACGTGTCTTTGTAGGGATTCTGGCAGCAGAAACAGGAGGAAAAGAAGAATGTTTGACATAAAGAGATTGTCCGAATCGGACACATATAAAAGAATCCGGGAGAAAACAAAGGAAAAAGCGGCAGCAGCGCTACGGGCGTTGCCGTTCTGGGTAGCGGCTGCATGGCTGGGGATTCATCTGCTTGCGCTCATTATTGAAACAGTGCTGGAACTTGCGGGCGTGATTGACTATATGCCGGACTATCTGAAAATAGAAGGCTTCATTTTGGCAACAGTCATTTTGGCAATAGAAGTCATAACACACACAGTAGAAAAGAAAATAGCAAAGATGATGATAAATAACCAGAATTGGCAGTCACGGTTCAAAGTGCAGATGATACAGAATATTCAATTCTTCCGTGCTACAAACCAGCTGACAACACGGGAGGAAGCAAAGTTTATTAGGATTGTAAATTACAGTGCAAGGGAGCTGGCAAAGGAAATGCAGGAGGGAAAGCGGCGTGAGGAAGAAGGCATGGAAGCCGAAGCACCAGAGAAGCGATAGGCCAACACTGACAGGAACGCCGCCGCTTGGGTATCTCAATAGTTATTATTGCCCGGTATGCGGGAAGCACCTGTTTTCACATTATGACGCTGATATTTTACCGGGCAGAAAAGACGGCTTTTGCTTCCACATTGCTAAAGACTGGAATTATTGCAGCAAGTGTGGAACGTTGCTGGATTTGGAGAATTGGAAAGAGAAGCCGGGACCGGCAGCAGATGAAGAAGTGAAGTGGGCGGATTGAGAACGCATGATAGATACTGATTTTAATTTGATTTTATGGAGGTAAACAGATGAAAAGCGAAGCAAAAGAAATCAGAGAAATGGCAGAGGTATTTAAAAAGGCAGCGGCGGTGGCAAACAAAATGGCTGACATTTTAGAGGACGAAAACCACACAAAGGAGCAGGAAGAAGAAGCAATGAAAGACTTTATGTGGCAGATGGTGAAGTTGCAGCAAATGAGCAAATAGAGGGGATAAGCGCATGAATAATAATCTGATTTACATATGCAGCCCATATCGGGGAGAAGTAGAAAGAAATCTGGAATATGCAAGGGAACTGACACGCCTTGCGCTGGACAATTCATTTGTACCGATTACACCGCACCTGTATTTAACACAGGTTGTCAATGATGAAGACCGCCGGGAGCGGGAACGGGGCATGAGCGCCGGAAAAGAGTTATTGCAGCATTGCAAGTATATCTTAATCGGCAGCAGATATGGGCTTTCAGAAGGTATGCTGGAGGAAATCAAACTGGCTATGCAGTATGAGAAAATCGAGCTTGCCCCGTCAAAGGACGGAAAACTGATTGTAGTATACGGAGGGCAGCAGGAGTGACAAGGGAGCAGGCGGCAGAAAAACTGAAAAAGATAAAAGCCCTTGCAGAGCGGGGCGAGGGCGGCGAAAAGACAGGCGCAATGAAACTGTATCGGGAATTGATGGAGAAATACCAGATTGAAGAAGCAGAGGTGCTGGAAGACCGTGTGACGCTTCACTGGTTCAGTTATTCCGATAGGCTGGAAGAAGACCTGCTGACACAGATTTTCTATAAAGTGACAGGCAGCCCGTCATATCATCAATACACGGGGAAATATAGCCGCCGGAAGAAACGGGGCTGCGATTGCACAGAGCTTGAAGCAATCGAAATCAAATTGCTGTTCAACTTCTACAAAGGGGAGTTAAAACGGGAGCTGGAAGCATTTCTGATAGCATTTAGAAGCGGCAATGACCTTTTCCCGGACAAAACCGCCCGTTGCTATCAAGAGTATGACGGACCAGCAAGGGAACGGACGGACGAAGAAAAGCGAATGTTAAAGAAAGCCGGGGCTTATAGCCTATTTCTTGATAAGAGAAAGCCGCCCCGTGCATTACTGGGGGAAATGGAGGAAGAAGACGAATGACACATGAGGAAATCAAAACAAGATTCAGAAATGCTTTCACAACCTATGTTCACCGTGACGGGGCAGCGGAATTGCTGGACTTTCTGGAATCCAACGGATTCTATGAAGCCCCGGCAAGTACGAAGCACCACGGCGCTTTCCCTGGAGGGCTTGCCGCACATTCCGTAAATGTATTTGAACGGCTGGCATGGATAGCGGCAGAGGAAGCGAAGAAGACAGAAACGTTTGACGTTGAACAGCTGGCGGTTGTTAGTCTGCTTCACGATATTTGCAAGATGGACGCTTATAAACTGGCTGACAAGTGGGAAATAGACGAAAACGGGAAATGGCAGCAGATACAGAGATACACATATACAAAAAAATTCCCGATTGGCCACGGCGAAAAATCAGTCATTCTGATTCTGCGGTTTATGGAGCTTACGGAAGAAGAAATGCTGGCTATCAGATGGCACATGGGGCCATATGATTTTTACGCAAAGGGAGGCGGCTATGATTTGAACAATGCTTTTAAGCAATGCAAGCTGGCGGTTATGCTTCATCTTGCCGACATGATGGCAACGCATTTTGATGAAAAATAAACGGTGATAGGAGAAAGCGAAAATGAGTTATTACACACGGCAGCAGAACAGGAAGCGTAGCGAAGCGACAGAACAGGAATGTTTAATAGGCTGGTGCAATCTGTTTGAAAACAGATACCCGGAATTAAGGCTGATTTATCATGTGCCGAATGGCGGCAGCAGAAACCCGCTGGAAGCGGCGAACTTAAAGCGGCAGGGAGTGAAAGCGGGTGTGCCGGATTTATGCCTACCAGTGCCGAAGAAAGGCTATCACGGGCTTTATATCGAAATGAAGTACGGAGATAACAAGACCACGCAGAAGCAGAAAGAATGGCTGGAAGCGTTGCAGGAACAGGGGTATAAAACGGTTGTCTGCTATGGGGCAGAGGAAGCGCAGGAGGTTTTAAAGGAATATCTGGGAATCATGCAGCCGGACGGACTGGAGGAATGGGAGAACCCGGAGGAAGTCACGGCGGCAAAGCTGATTGAGATATTGCAGAGGTTTGACCCGGAAACGGTTGTGATAAGCGGTATTGAAAAGAATATCAGAATTTATCCGGGACGGGAAAATAAGCAAGGCGGCAGAAATGTTCTGATGATTTGTTAGGCGGTGAAAATGTGCAGATGAATGATTATGCCATGAAAGACGTTGTGCCATATTACGGAGCCGTGAAAGCGGGCATGAAGCGAATAGAGAAGCAGAGAGGGCAGCAGAACGGCAGAGGGAAGAAACCACGCCGGGTCCGGCTGACGGAGATTAGCAGAGGGAGTGGAAAAGCGGTATTGTGTCAAGGCGTGGGAGTAGGCCGGGCGGCAAAGAAACTGTTCGACTATGAGGAAACCGGGCTGACACCCGCCGAAATTCTGAATCTGATTGAACGGGAAAGGAATCTGACAGCGCAGATAAAGAAAATGCAGGATTGGTGAAGCGGGGTGAACGGGAGTGGAAGCGGAAAAATGCGTGGCGTGTGGTGCGGTTATCCCAGAGGGGCAGCAGTTATGCCATAGTTGCATGAAGAATTTAGAAATTGAGCCGAAAGAAGCGGAAGAAACGGCAGCAGAGCTGCGGGACATTGCGGACGTATTGAGCATTACGGCAAATACAGACGGCAATATAAAGCGTTCTATGGAAGCGCTTCTGCGGATTGCAGAAAGATTGAGCAGGAGGAAAAGGGACAATGAAAATAAATAAGGACAAGCCGCCATATCTTCCAAAGGTGGCACTTGTACGGCTTCATACAGCAGGAAAGGAAGTAAAAGAGTATCAGCAGGAGCTAAAGGGGCAGGGGTTCACTTATAAGCAGTTTGAACACATGAAGCGTTCTGACGAATATTGGGACGGGCTGGAATTATGGGTGAGTATGTGGAGCTATGACAATCACGAAAGCTGGCATTTATGGAACTGGAAGAAAGAAGATGATAGCCGGGTAATGCTGGCGTTGTATGAAGCGGAGCAGTTTCACCCGACACCCAGATATAAAAATGATTTTGAACGCTTCAAGGCAGACTGGGAAGCAGGAACATATGACCCCGGCTGCACCTATTCTTTCCCGCTGGCAGCAGTTGAGGTGTTGAAGGTGGTACAGGAGGAAGAAGACAACACGAATCCGGCGGCAGTAGCAAAAGCGGTACAGCAGGCAAAGGAAGCGGGCTTTCAGAAACGCCGCAGGGAGCGGGCAACAAAGAAGAAATACCGATACAGAAAAAAGCGATAGGAGGAAAGGCAGAGTGGGAAAGCGAAAGAACAGGCATTGCCAGAGCAAACAGGAGGTATTGCAGAGAATGTGGCAGGAGAAGCACGGGAAGCCGGAACCCGTACTGAAAAAGACGCTGTGCCGGGCGAATCAAAACAGGCAGGCGATAGACCGGGCAAGAAAGCAGATGGCAGAGAAAAACAGGAGGGAAAGCAAAAATGACGTTGATTGAAATTGTTATAGCGAGCGCAGTGTATGTTTTAAAAGCGTTCTTTGCGCTGGTTATTATCGGGGTGCTTCTGCTTCTCTTAATTATTGCAAGGGAAGCGGCATGGTACATAAGGCAGCAGAACAAAAAGAAACTGGAGGAAAAGAAAAATGAAGATGGCGGCATTTAACGCAGTTTGCCCGCTGGAAATCGGGGACCAGATAATCACAACGCCGAAGGGCAGGGAAGCGGTATATATAGCAAAGGCGGCAGCAGTGATATTTAAGGAGCCAGCGGCGGCATATACAGTTACAGACATTGCCTGTACGCATTTTATCAAGACTGGGAAGGTTGTTTTTGCCTATGAATTGAACAACAGCGGGGAATATAGGGAGCTTGATATAAAAGTGTTGAGGTAAAGGAAAAACTTACGGAAGTATACAAAGTGTACAATTATACTTCCGTAAGATTGTACAGTATTACCATTGATTTTATACTTCCGTAAGTATATAATAAAATCATCAAAGGAAAGCAAACGGAGGTAAGGAAAATGAAGTTTACACAGCACGGATATAAGTTACATGACGAAAAGCACCAGAAATATTATTGCATGACAATGGGGGATTTAAAGATTGATTTAATGCAAAATCTGGTACAGACCGAAAGAACGGAACTGAAAATAAGGCTGGTTGATGTGAAGTGCGGAGAAGTCGAAGAATACGCAAACATGAAAGAATTTCTGATGAAAGACTTTTGTAATGGATATGACATTGAATTGCTGGACATTCACACGGTACACATGAATACAACCAACGAAGATATTATTGTTGTCTGCTTCCGTGATGATGAAACGGAATGGGAATAAAGCGCCGGGAGCCGCAGCGGGGCAGCAGGGGCGAAAGCCCTTGCCAGGCGGGTCCGATTCCCGCCCAGCGCATTGCTGAAAAGTAAAATATCATGCCAGATACAAGGAGGAAAACCACATGAGGACTTTATCAATCATCAACTTAAAAGGCGGGGTGGCAAAGACCATTTCCAGCGTCAACATGGCGCACATTCTTTCAGCGGTACATGGATATAAAGTGCTTCTGATTGACAATGACAAACAAGGGAACGCTTCAAAGATTCTGAACCGTCACGATTACAAGAAACCGGGCGTTGCAGAGATTATGACGGACCGCAATATTGATATGGCGGCGGTTATCCAGCATACGGACTATGCGGGGCTTGACATTGTGACAGCGAACATGAATTTGCTGAAAGCGAATCTGGAAGTATTGCTGGACCAGCAGCGCCCGCAGCAGACACGCTTTAAAAAGGCATTTGAGAAGGTACGGGGGCAATATGACTTCTGCATTATTGACAATGCCCCGGATATTAACATAAGCACGATAAATGCGCTGGTTGCTTCTGATGATGTGCTGATACCTGTTACCATAGATGATTTTGCGTTGGACGGGTTGGCAGAGCTGAAAGAACAGATAGACAATACCCGCGAGGATTTGAACCCGGATTTGCATTTCTGCGGCTGTTTTGTGACGCAGTATGACTGTACAAACGAAGCAGACCAGCAAGGGGAGGAATATTTAAGGACGCTGGAAGAATACCCGCTTTTCAATACGCATATCCGGCGAACCCCGAAGATGAAGCCCAGCACCTTTGCACGGGAGCCGATTCTGGTATATTCCAGCCGCTGCGGTGCGGCACTGGATTATAAAAAGCTGGTTGAAGAATATCTGGACAGGTTTATTGACGGACTTGTGAAAGAAACACAGGCGGGCGCATGATGTGACCGAATCGGACACCAAAGGAGGAAAAGGAAATGGCAAAGAAATTCAATCTGACGGAGTTATTAAACCAGCGGTCAAGGGAGATAGAGGAAGCCGGGCAGACAGTAAACGAGGAAACGGCGGCAGAGGGAGTAAAGGGGCAGCAGGCAGAGGGGCAGACCCCGGAAGAAGAAAAAGTGATGATGATTGACGTGTACGACCTTATACCGTCAAAAGAAAATTTTTACCGTGTAGATGATAGCTTAAAACGTTCTATTGAGCTTGTGGGCGTATTGCAGCCGCTTCTGGTAAAGAAGCCGGAGAACGGCAAATACCGGGTGATTGCAGGCCACAGAAGACGGCTGGCGGTGCTTTCTCTGATGAATGAGGGCAAAGAGGAACGGCGCTATATTCCATGTGTATTCAAGAAAGAGGATTTGAGGGACCGGCTGGCAATCATCATGGCAAACAGATTCCGGGACAAGACGGACTGGGAAAAGATGATGGAAGCCATTGAAGCAGAGGAACTGGCAAAGGAACTGAAGCAGCAATATAAACTGGAGGGCAGGACCCGCGAAGTGCTTTCGGAGATTACAGGAGTAACGGAAGCACAGCTGGGGCGCTATAAGAGCATTTATAACAATCTGATTCCGGCGCTTATGGCAGAGTTTAAGGAAAATGAAATCAATATTTCCGTTGCGGTGGAATTGTGCGGGTTGTCAGAGGAATGGCAGCAGAGAGCCGCAGACAGGCTGGCAGAAAACGGCACACTTTCTTTGCCGGAAGCAAAGGAGTTAAAGCGGCAGGAGGAAGAAGCAAAGGGCGTTCCGGGACAGTTGAGCTTCACAGGAGAAGAAACAGGGCAGCAGGACACGCCAGAAGCCCAGCAGACAGGAGAAACGGAAGAAGATGGAGAAATACCAGAAGAAGCAGAAAACGGGGCAGCAGAGGGCGCAGGAGAGCCGGAGGAATATGTTGACCCGCAGCCGGAACAAATAACGTCCCTTTGCTATTCCTGCATGAATTACGAAACGTGCCATGAGAGAAAAAGCACGGTTACGAATTGCAATGCCTACATTGACCGTAGGGAAGCGCAGAAGACGGAAGAACAGCGATACAATGAGGAACAAAGCAGAATAGACCGGGAAACAAAGAAGAAATTACAGGAGCGGGAGCAGGCGGCGAAAATGGAAAATCTTCCCAGTGACGGACAAAGGGAAGTCAAGACGCATGAAATCAAGCTGGCTTCCATGTACTATGATGATGTGGCAAGCGGGAAAAAGTCATTTGAATTACGGAAGAATGACAGGCATTACAAAGTAGGGGACAAGCTGCATTTGCTGGAGTTTACAGACGGAAGGCACACAGGAAGAACCATAAGCGCCGACATTGTATATATGCTGGAGGAATACACTGGGCTTGCAGAAGATTACTGTATTTTGGGAATTATGGTGACAGCGCATGATTAAACGGAAACGGGGTGACGGGCTATGGGGATAATAGCCGAAATTGTAGATTTATTGAGCAATCCGAACAGGGAAACAGAGAGGGCAACGCCGGAAAAGGTGATTGCCCTTGCGGTGCGTAATGAGGAAAGACAGCAGCGGGAAGCTGGCGGCCGGAAAGACGGCAAAGAAAAGCGTTAGGAGGTAGCAGAAATGGAAGCAGCAACGGCAACTATGAAAAAATCAAAGGTTATCCGGCTTTTAGAGCTGTTCCCGGAGATTGACGGGGAAATCAGAAACAGAAGAAGCATTGTGGCTGATTTAGAACAATACTACAATCCAATTTCCGGGATTCAATATGACGGTATGCCAAAGGGAAAGAACCACATTTCAAGCCAGACGGAACAGGCGGCGTTACATATCCCGGACTATGTACACAGGGAGATAAAGCGTTATGAAAGCGAGATTGAAGCCTTGCAGGAAGTAAAGGTTGAAATCTTGCGTGAAGTGTCCCGGCTGAAATTGAAGCATAAAAAGGTGATTTTCGGCTTTTATTTTAACGGTATGAAGTGGGAGCAGGTGGCAGAGCGGACAAATTACAGTGATAGGCAGTGCAAGAATATCCGGGACGAAGCACTGGAAATTCTGCTGCGGAGTTTTTCAAAAAATAAGGTGCTGACAGCATACCAGATAAGGGAATAAAAGATTGCCCGGTATTGCACTTTCATTTTTGTTATAATTGACAGGAAAGAACGCTTTCAAAATGCCTTTAAAACGCAGATGGGCTTTGCTTTCCTAAATTTGCAAAGCTCATATTTTTTATAATTCCGAAAATCGGAAGCATTGAAAATCAGAAAACAAACGAAGCGAGGTGACAGCATGGGCAGAAAGAGAAACCCGGAACGGGACCAGTCATTGACACGCTTTCTGGAAAGTGACGGCGAAATAACGCTGGAAGAACTGGCACAGGCGGCGGGGGTTCCGAAAGCCCGAATCAGTAAATGGAAGTCAGAAGATAAGTGGGAAGATAAGCTGAAAAACAAGCCCAGAAAAAAAGGAGGGCAGAGGGGGAACAGCAATGCCAAAGGGAGAACCCCGGCGAAAGACGGGAACAAAAACGCCATGACACACGGAGCATACGCACAGGCAGGGTTTGAGGATATACCCCCGGAAAAGGCAGAGGAAATAAAGAACATGACACAGGAGCAGGGGCAGAGCGCCGGGCGTATGCTGGAGGAATTACAGGCGCTTCTATTGCGCCGGGCGTATCTGGAAACATTATTGCAGAAGTATACAGACCCGGTAGCAGAAGACACGTTCTATACAGATAAGATTGTACACATGGTAGTACCAAAGAGCCTAGAAGAACAAATGCAGGAGCAGGACGCAGGCATTGACACAGGCACAGCACAGGACCCGGAGGGCGGCAAAGAGAAGATGAAAACCGCCATGAAGTCTATCATTAAGGCCAGCGCATTTGACAGGGCAATGAAAGTGGAAGCAGAGCTGAACCGCTTACATGGGCGTATCATTAAGCAGATAGACAGCATGAAGTCTTTCGAGATGGAAGAAAGAAGATTGAAACTAGAAGAAAGAAAATATAATCTTGCAAAGCAAAAGCTGACAGGCGAATATAATTTTGATGATGAAACGGGAGAAATTATTGACGAAATCATTGATGGCGAGTGACAGCGGGCGGGTAGGTTCTTTCAGCCGCCGGGACGCAGTGCGGGTACGGCGACGCCCGGCCCTTGCCTAGCCACAAAAAATATTTTTTTGCTTCCGCTTCCGGCGAAAAATAAAAAAGGGGGTGTGGTTTTTGAAATTGTACACGGCGGCTGCGGTTGCAAGGCATTTGGACATGACAGAACGGAACGTGAGGACGTTGCGTGACAAAGGCGTGTTGACTGAATACAAGCCGGGACTGTACGATTTGCAGACGGCCACACACCAGTATATAAATTTTTTGCGGAAAAAGAACCCGGACGCAGAAGAAAAAGTTGATTACATCACGGAACGGGCAAAACTGGTAAGGGCGAAACGGGAAAGTCAAGAGCTGGAATTGCAGCTGCGGAAAAATAAGGTTCACACAACGGAGGACGTGGAACAGGTTATGACAGATATGCTGATACGGTTCAAAACACGTCTTATGGCGATTCCGGCGAAATTAAGTCCGATTTTGGCAAAGAAAACAGAACAGACAGAAATATTTAAGCTGATGAAGTCTGCCGTTGATGAAGCACTGGAAGAACTGGCAGACTTTGACACGGCATTTGGGGAGGAAAAACGGAGTGAGGAATAACACAGCACAGCTGTTCCGGCGCATTTTTTCTGTGTTAAAACCGCCGCCGGATTTGAAATTGCATGAATGGGCTGACGAATACCGCCGCTTGTCTTCCGAAGCGTCAGCAGAGCCGGGGCGCTGGAAGACGGCAAAAGCCCCATACCAGAAAGAAATCATGGACGCTATTACAGATATTACAATCAAAAAGGTGGTTGTAATGTCTGCGGCACAGGTGGGAAAGACTGACGCAATGATTTTAAACCCGATAGGGTATTACATTCATTATGAGCCGTCACCGATTATGGTATTGCAGCCGACAATCCAGATGGCAGAAGCATTTTCAAAAGACCGTCTTTCACCTATGCTACGTGATACGCCAGTTTTGACGGAACGGGTGAATGACAAAAGTCGGAACAGCGGAAACACGATTTTACAGAAGATATTTCCCGGCGGTCACGTCACAATGGTTGGAGCGAATAGCCCGTCAAGCCTTGCTTCCCGGCCTATAAGGGTTTTACTGGCTGATGAAATAGACCGATACCCGGCAACGGCAGGAAGCGAGGGGGACCCGCTTTTTCTTGCCGCAAAGCGTCTGACAACATTCTGGAACCGAAAAGAAGTGAATGTGTCAACGCCGACAATCAAGGGACTGTCCCGGATTGAAGTCGAGTACGAAAACAGCAGTAGGGGAGAATGGAACACGCCTTGCCCGTGCTGCGGAGAAATGCAGCCGCTTAAATGGGCGAACGTGGTTTTTGATAAAGACGATTTATCGGAAATCCGCTATGTGTGCGAAAAGTGCGGTGCTATTTCCAGTGAAGTTGAGTGGAAAGAACGGTTCATAGATGGATATTTTGTGCATGAGGACCCGGAAAACCCGGTCAAGGGCTTTCACCTAAACACGCTGGCTTCCACGCTGGCAACATGGCGGGAGGTTGTGGAAAAGTTTCTGGTTGCGAATGAAGAAAAGAAAAAAGGCAACATAGAATTGTTGAAAGTGTGGACAAACACAGAACTTGGGGAAACATGGGAGGAAGACGGGGAGCAGATAGAGGAAGAAGACCTGTTAAAACGCCGGGAGCGTTATAATTGCGAAGTGCCGGAAGAAGTGCTGTATCTGACGGCGGGAGTAGATACGCAAGATGATAGATTTGAAGTTGAGGTTGTCGGCTGGGGTCCAGAATATGAAAGCTGGGGGATAAGATATGCGGTACTATACGGAGATAACAGCGATTCAGAAAAACAGGTGTGGAAAGATTTAGACGCTTTCTTAATGCAGACGTTCACAAAAGCAGACGGAACAAAGATGAAGATTGTCTGTACCTGTATTGACAGCGGCGGCCACAGAAGCAATCAAGTATATAAATTCTGCAAAGCCCGGTTCAATCGGCGGGTATTTGCAATCAGAGGTTCCAACGATAGCGCCGCCGCCTACATTCAGAAGCCGACAAAGAACAACCGTGAACAGGCGTATTTATTTACACTGGGCGTTGATACGGGAAAATCATTGTTGCTTCAAAGATTGAAGCTGGAGGAAGAAGGACCGGGCTATTGCCATTTTCCAAAAGATGAACAGGGAAAGCCGTATTCCCCGCGGGGATATGATGATAATTTCTTTAAAGGCATTACGGCTGAAAAGCAGGTGCTTGTATATAAAAAGGGAAGACCATTTTTTGAATGGAAGCTGCGTGACACAGGCCAGCACAAAAGAAATGAAGCGCTTGACTGCCGCAATTATGCAACGGCAGCCATTGAGATTACAGGGCTTCCGCTGAAAAAGCCGGAAGAAAAAACGCAGCAGACGGCAGCGGGCGTGAAAAAAAGAAAGAGAAGAAGAAACAATGGAGGTGTTATTTAATGGCAGGAATCACATTAGAAACGGCAAAGAAGCATTTGGACGCATGGCTGGAAGCAGAAATGACCGTAACAACCGGGCAGAGCTATACAATCGGCAGCAGGACGCTTACAAGGGCGAATCTGACAGAGATTAGGAACGCTATTGACTATTGGAACGGGAAAGTAAACCAGCTGGAAAACGTGCAGAAGACGGGCGGCAGAAACAGGGTGCGCCGGGTTGTGCCACGGGATTTGTAGAATAACATTTCCCGATATTTCCCTTTTTCCTGTTTTTCTTCCCCCCGTTTCCCGAAAAACAATGGTAAAATAGTAGCGTGGATAAATGAACATGAGCCAAAAAGCACCTTTGCGGGTGCTTTTTTCATGCCCAGAAACAGACGGGAGGTGAGAAGTTGAACGGCATTGCAAGGGCAATAGACGGAGTTATTGCCACAGTAGCACCGCAGATGGCATTGAAACGCCTTGCCGCACGGCAGAAAGCAGAGATTTTAAACAGCGGTTACAGCAATTATGGCGCAAGCACACATAAAAAGTCATTGATTGGCTGGAATTATGCAGGCGGCAGCTGGCGGGAAGACATAAACGACAATCTTTCAGTATTGCGGCAACGCAGCCGGGATATTTACATGGGCGTACCGATTGGCCGGGGCGCTGTAAATACCATGAGAACAAATGTTGTCGGGCGTGGTCTTATGCTGAAACCGACAGTTGACGCAGAAGCACTGGGAATAAGCGAAGACGAAAAGAAAGAGCTTGAAAAGAAGATTACAAGGGAATGGGCGTTGTGGGCAGAAAGCCCAGACTGCGATATGGCGAGGCTGGATAATTTCTATGAGCTTCAGCAGCTTGCTTTTCTGAACTGGCTTGCTTCCGGGGACACGCTGGCGCTTCTTCCTGTAAAACCACGAACAAACCAGCCGTATGATTTGCGGGTGCAGCTGATAGAAGCCGACAGGCTTTCAAGCCCGAATGATTTTGATACATTTGACAATCAGATTGTTGGCGGCGTTGAAGTGGACAAAGACGGGGAAGTTGTGGCGTACCATTTTGCAAAGCACCACCCGTTGTCATACGCAAATGAACGGCTGGAATGGCAGAGGGTGGAAGCATACGGGAAACTTACAGGAAGAAGAAATGTGCTTCATCTGATGAACCGTGAACGCATAGACCAGCGGCGGGGCGTCCCGTTCCTTGCCCCGGTTATTGAAGCATTGAAACAGCTGGGACGGTATACAGACGCAGAACTGGTTGCGGCGGTCGTTTCTGGAATGTTTACCGTGTTCATTGAGAAGACGGACAACAGCGCAGAAGATGCAATAGGCGCAGCAATCCCGGAGGAAGAACAGGTTGACGCAGAAGACGAAACAACACTGGAGCTTGCACCGGGCGCAATTATGGATTTGGGAGAGGGGGAAAAAGCGCATGACGTGAACCCCGGAAGACCAAACACGAATTTTAACGGATTTGTGGAAGCTATCTGCCAGCAAATAGGTGCAGCGCTTGAAATCCCGTATGAATTGCTGATGAAGCGATTTAACAGCAGCTATTCTGCCAGCCGTGGGGCGTTGGAAGAAGCATGGAAAATGTTCAAAATGTATCGCTCATGGCTTGCGAATGATTTTTGCCAGCCCATTTATGAAGAATGGTTCGCAGAAGCGGTGGCGAAAGGCAGGATAAAAGCGCCGGGATTTTTTGCAGACCCGATAAGGCGCAAGGCATATTGTAAGGCACAGTGGAACGGACCGGCACGGGGGCTTTTGAATCCTGTACAGGAGGTAAACGCAGCCGTAACGAGAGTGAACAACGGATTTTCCACAAGGAGCAATGAAACAATGGAAATGGCTGGGGGCGATTTTTACAGTAATTGTGACCAGCTGAAACAGGAAGAAGAAGCATTAAGAGAGGTGAAGAAAATTGCCAGCAGCACAGGTGAAAAAAAGCAGCAGCCAGCAGAACCGCAGAAAGGCTGAAAATAACCCGTATGGGGTGACGCAGGATAGATTCTGGGACTTTATCCCCGCAACCGACACAAAGCCCCCGGAATTGCTTCTGTATGGGGCAATCAGCAGCCAGCAGAGCTGGTGGGAAGACCGGGTGACACCAAACCGATTCAATCAAGAGCTGGCGGCACTGGGGGAGGACGTGCCGGAAATTGTGGTGAGAATCAACAGCGGCGGCGGTGATGTGTTCGCCGCAAATGCGATTTACACCCGTTTACGGGACCATTCAGCCAAAATCATAGTAAAGGTGGACGGCTGGGCGGCTTCCGCAGCCACAATCATTGCAATGGCGGGAGATACCATAAAGATTGCCAGAAACGGCGTATTTATGATACATGACCCGGCAATGACCGTGTGGGACACGTTCAAGGCAGAAGACTTTGAAAAAATGGCAGAGGAACTGCGGGTGATTAAACAGTCAATCATCAACACTTACGCCATGAAGACAGGCCGGGACGAAAAGGAAATATCAGATTTTATGTCTGATGAAAAATGGTGGACTGGTGACGAAGCCGTTGCAAATGGCTTCTGTGATGAAATCATGTTCGAGGAAAGCAAAACGGTTGTGGAAAATGCGAACAGGATTGTTGTTAATTCTGTGCCTATTGACATTGCACAGTTTAAAACGATTCCCAAAGCACTGTTAAGCAGCCAGACAGGAGCGGGCGGCTTTTCAGACGGCATAAAGCCGGGAAATAAAAAATCTAAGGAGGAAGGAAACATGGAACCGAAAGACAGCACGATTACAACGGCAGAAGAACTGAAAGCGGCGTACCCGGATTTGACGGCGGCAATCGAGAACAACGCCAGAACAGAGGAAAGGAACCGAATCAAGGCCATTAAGGACGCTGCCGTTGATGGATTTGAAAACATTGTGGAAGACGCAATGTTTAAAAATCCCATTTCTGCGGAAAGCATGGCGCTGAAAATTTTGAATGAACAGAAGAAACAGGGCAGCGCATATATGGCAAACCGGGAAAAGGACGTTAAAGACAGCGGCGTAAATGGCGTTGGAGCGGCAGCAGGCGAAATGGGGGCAGAGGACAAAGACCCGTTCAACGCAGCGATTGACAAGCTGTTCCCAGATAAATAAGACAGGAGGGGAAAGAAAATGTACGAAATCGAAACGAGAAAGCATGAACCGAAGAATTTCTTTGCTGGCGACTTCCCGACACTTACAGAGAGCGGGACCGCTGGCGCAAAGCTGGAGGAATACACACCTGTAACAAAGGACGCAGACGGGAACATTGTTGCCGTGTCAGCCCCGGCAGAGGGAAAAGAAATGACAGTGGTTGGAATTACTGCGGCGGCAGCAGAAAAGGACGAACCAGCTGTATATTATATGACTGGTGAATTTTTTGCAGACGCACTGAATCTGCCCAGTGGCGTTACCGTTGAAGCGGTCAAAGACGCTTTAAGAAAAATTTCAATCTTTTTGAGGTAAAGGAGGAAGAACTAAAATGGCAAACGAAACAGTAAGCATTTATGAACCCCGGACAATGGGACGTGTGGTAACGAAGCTGCCGCCGGTCCATACGTTTTTCAGAAGCACGTTTTTCAAGAACGAAGAAACGTTCCCGACAAAGAGCGTTGATGTTGATTTTGTAAAAGGTTCCCGAAAGGTAGCGCCTTTTGTACACCGTGTTATCGGCGGCAAGACCGTTCCCAACACCGGATATGAAACAAAGACCTATACGCCGCCGCTGGTAGCGCCGGATAAAATCACAACGGTTGACGATTTACTGAACCGCCAGCCGGGAGAAAGCATTGTTTCCGGCAGAACGCCCGCAGAACGTGCCGTGCTGAAAATGTCCAGTGATTTTGCAGAGCTGCGGGACATGATTACAAGGCGTGAAGAATTGATGTGCACCCAGTCTATCTTCACGGGAACTATCCCGGTTATCGGTGAGGGGTTGAACGAAATCATTGATTTTGGATTCACCAACAAAGAAACTATCACAACGGCAACGAAGAAATGGAGCAACGCCGCTTCTGACCCGATTGCAGATTTAAAGCGCTGGCACAAGACCGTGCAGCAGAAGGGCTTCACAAACTGCGATATGTGCGTTATGGCAGATGATGTGGCCGCGGCATTTGTGAACCATGAAAAAGTCCAGAAAGTGTTAGACGTAAAAAACTACAATCTGGCGGTTATCCAGCCGAAGCAGCTTCCAAACGGCGTGACGTATATTGGAACGATTCACGAGCTGGGCATGGATATTTATACTTACAACGAGTGGTATCTGGACGATTGGACAGACCCGGCAAACGCAGCGGAAAAGCCTATGGTCCCGGACGGTACACTGGCGCTTCTTTCCAGCAATGCAAATTATTCCATGTATTATGGGGCAATCACGCTGATTGACGAAGCAACAAAGAATTTCCGCACGGTTGAGGGAAAATATGTGCCGGACACATGGATTAAACGCAAGCCCGCCCGCAGATTCTTACAGTTACAGTCTGCCCCGCTTTCCGTCCCGCATGATGTTGACAGCTGGTTTGTGGCAACCGTCCTGTAATGGACTTTAAAGCGCAGATTATTAAAGATTTGGCGGTATTCCACAATCCCGGAGAAATGGCAGAAATTGTGAACATTTGGTATTGTGGCAAGAAATACACCGTTCCGGCGGTCATTGACCATACGGCAGCAGCAGAGCGACAGGCAGCGCAGCAGGACCATGCAGAGGGAATACACCGTGCGGAAGCGCTTGTGTACATATCCCTTGTTGATTTGGGTTTTGTGCCCAAAAAAGGGCGCACAATCGAAATCAAGGAAGCGGGGGCGGTGAATATGTATGAAATCACAAAATCAGACCATGAGGACGGGGAAATCATACTGGAACTGGGGGCGTTTGACGAATGATTGAAATATCAGCAGAAGCCGTTGAACGTGTGGAAAGATTACTTGCAGGCGTTCCCAAAGGTGCAGAACGGGCGCTGTCAAACGCTTTGAACCGTGGATTGTCACGGGTTAAGACCGGGGCTACAAAGCGGGTAAAAGAGGTTTACACCGTACAGAGCGGCGCATTATCAGCGGCAACAAATGTGAGGGTACAGAGCGCCAGCACAGGAAATCTGGCGGGCTATGTATCATTTAGCGGCTGTAAAATCCCGCTATATAAATTCAGCGTAACACCGAAAGCACCCGGAATAAGAAGACAGGTTCACGCAGCCGTCATGCGGGGTGGCGGTTCGCCTTTTGAGGACGCTTTCATTGCGCAGATGAAAAGCGGGCATATCGGAGTATTTGAAAGGGAAACGGCAAAGCGGTTCCCGATTGAAGAAAAAATGGGATTGTCTGCGGCACAGATGGTAGCAAATGAAAGAGTAATGACACCGCTGGAAGAAGAAGCCCAGCAGCTTGTCAATGAACGCTTGGAACATGAGATTGACAGGCTTTTGAGCGGTTACGGAGGTTAAGGGAATGACACCAATTATTTTGCTTGACCGTCTGGAAGAATTTGTGCGGGAAGTGACAAAGGACATTAAACTGCAAGTGCGGGTTCGGAACCAGAACCCGGAGGAAGAAAAGGAACGGGCAGCAGATGTCTATAAAATGCGTTTGCCGAACAAAGATGACCAGACACAAAAAATTCCCTATATCCTGCTTCAATTTCTGACCGGGAAAGATGATAAGCAGGAGCGGGAGCCGGAAGAAAGCGACTGCAAAATAAGAATTGTAGTTGCCACATATTCCGAAGACGGCGGCGTTGGCGCTTATGATGTACTGAACGTTTTATTGCGTATCAGAACCGAGCTGGAAAGAACGGGCATTATAGGCGGTCAATTTGTGCTTCAAATGCCGCTGGAATATATTGTGTACCCAGACAGTACAGCACCGTATTATCTGGGGGAAATGGTAACAAATTGGAGCATACCGACAATTAAAAGGGAGGTTGAAGAAACATGGCTGTAAAGACAACCAAAAAAGCCGAAGAAGCCGCTGAAATGGAACAGGCGGTAAATTCCACGGCTGAACAGGAAAACGGCGAAACTGGGGCAAATAACGAGGTCACAGGGGCAGAAGAAACGGTAACGGTGGCATACATTGGCCCCACGCTGCCAGCCGGACGGCTGAAATGCAACAAAATCTTTATCGGAACCATGAAAGAAATCAAAACGGAGCTGGCAGAAGTGCTGGAGAAATACCCGATGGTTGAAAAAATGCTGGTTCGGGTAGAACAGCTGGCAGAGAAGAAAGACAAAGTGAAGACCGCAGGAAATGTTATGAATAAATATTATTCAGATATTGTTTCCACGATTGCGGCGAATGAAGCGAAGGAGGGATAAAAGATGGCTGAAATCACTCATGGCGTACAGACCGGGAAGAAGTCAACGAGCGTCTCCACGCCGAATGTAGCGGCCAGCGGCATTATTTTTGCCGTGGGTACTGCCCCGGTACAGATGGCGGGCGGCAAAATCAATGAAGTGGTGATGGCGAACACCTATGAAGAAGCGGTAACAGCGCTTGGATATTCTGACGACTGGAAAAAGTACGGGCTTTCAGAGGTTATTTATACAGCGTTTCATCTGTACCAGACAGCACCACTGTTCCTTGTGAACGTGCTTGACCCCACGAAGCACAAGGCAGAAAAAACCGGGAAATTTACGGTGGCAGACAATCAGATTAAGCTGCCGTTAGAAGCGATTGCAGACAGTGTAGAAATCACTGGCAAGACCGCCGGGGAAGACTTTGAAGCGTTTTATGATGATACAAACTGCGTTGTGGAATTTCTGGCAGACACAACCGGGGAAATTTCCGTGACATATAACGCCGTTGACCCGTCACAGGTAACAAAAGCCGAAATTATCGGTGGTTACAATGTATCAACGCATAAGTCAACCGGGCTGGAACTGATTGACAGCGTATTCCCGAAGTATACGGAAGCCCCGGACCTTATTTTGTGTCCGAATTGGTCACATGACAGCGAGGTTGCAGCCGTCATGTCCGCAAAGGCAGAAAATATCAACGCATTGTTTGAAGCAATGGCGATTCTGGACGTAGACACCACGGCTGAAACGGGCGCAATCTACTATACAGAGGTTCCGGCATGGAAAAAATCAAAAAACTTTATGAAAGCAAATGAATTAGTCTGCTTCCCGAAATTAAAACTGGGAGACAGGCTTTTTAATTATTCCAGCCAGCTTGCCGGACTGATGGCACAGACGGACAACACGGAGGAACTGGGCAACAGTACGCCGTGTGAAAGCGCTTCAAACAAGACGTTACAGGCAGACAGTATGGCACTTTCGGACGGAACGGAAGTTGTTCTGGATTTGCAGCAGGCCAACTATCTGAACGACAACGGAGTAATTACGGGACTTAACTTCTATGGCGGTTTTGTAAGCTGGGGAAATTATACGGCTTGTTATCCGGCAAATACTGACCCGGTGGACTATTTCTATTGCATTTCCAGAATGTTCAAATGGGTTGCAAAGACAGTGACGCTTTCTTACTGGGCATACACGGACCGAAAGCTGACAAGACGGCTGATTGACGCAATCTTACAGGGCGTAAATGATTGGTTGAACAGTCTGACGGCTGATGAAGTTATCATTGGCGGGCGTGTGGAACTGAGAGAGGAAGAAAACACTTTAACAGCGCTCATGGCTGGAAAAGCAAAATTCCACATTTACATTACACCGCCCAGCCCGTTACAGAAGATGGAATTTGTTCTGGAATATGACGTTTCCTATCTGTCAAATTTGCTGGCAGCGTAAAGGAGGGATAAGCAATGCCGAAAATTGACCAACTGATTACAAACTTTGCCGTGTATGAGGACGCAACGGAGTATTTGGGACTTTCCGAAGTGACGCTGCCGGAAGTGACGAACCTTGCAGAAGAAATCACGGGCGCTGGTATCGCCGGGAATGTGGAAGCAATCATTCTGGGGCATATCGAAGCAATGACGCTGACGCTCAATTTCCGAACCGTCACACCCGCAGCAATCAAGCTGACGGAACCCAGAGTACACAAGATTGATTTGCGGGCAGCACAGCAGGAACACAATACCAGAACGGGAGTTACCAGCGTGAACGCCGCAAAACATATTCTGAAAGTCACACCGAAGAAGTACGCACCGGGCAAGCTGGCCGCCGCTTCTTCCGCAGAAGCAAGCGGCGAATATGCCGTTTCTTACTATGCAATTTATCTGGACGGCAAGAAGCAAGTGGAGATTGACCCGTTAAACTTTATTTACTATGTGAACGGGAAAGATTATCTGGCAGAGGTAAGAAAAGCACTGGGAAAATAAAAACAGCATGAGCCAGCGGGGAACTGATACGCCCGCTGGCTTTTTCAAAAAATGGAGGAAAACAAGATGGATAACAGTATGAACATGGAACAGGTACAGGCAGAGGAAATGAGAGAAGCACAGGCGGCGGGCGTTGTCAATATGGCCGACAAGAAAGCAGAAAAGGAGCAGAGCCAGAACTACACCCACACTTTTAAAAAGCCCGTAGAAATTGAGGGCAAACAGTATAAAACGCTGACGTTTTATTTTGAACGTCTGACGGGTGATGATGTTGAAGCAATCGAAGCAGAGTTACAGGACCAGAACAAATATGTGCTGTCCCCGGAAATTTCTTCCACATTCCAGTCCATGCTTGCGGCACGGGCAGCGGGTGTGGCTTCTGATGAAATCAGACGGCTTCCGCTGGGAGATTATATGAAGATTAAGAATAAAGCACGGGATTTTTTGGTAAGTACGGGCTACTAAAAAAGAGCAGCCCGGCTGGGTTTATGAGAAAACAGGCATACAGAATGGCAAGGGCTTCACACACACCAGTCACATACTGGCTGGGGCTTCCTATCCGTTCATTTTTCCGCTGGATTAACACTGTAAATGAAGTTGAAGCGGAAGACGAAGCGGAAAGAAAGCGGCTGCAAGCGCAGCGGTAGGGAGGTGAAAGAACTTGGCAGGGTCGCAGAAGGAGTTTGAACTGCTTTTTAAGCTGAAAGCGTCACTGGGAAGCGGCTTCAACAGCACGTTTAAAAGCGCTATTGAAACCAATAAACAGTTACAGAACAGTATTAAGGGCGTAAATTCCTTACAATCAAAGGTTGACGGGTACACGAAGACTTCCGCAGCCATTGACCAGCAAAAAGAAAAACTGTCACGTCTGCAATCGGAGCATGAAAAGATTGCCCAGAAGATTCAGACGCACCAGACAAACGCCGAAAAACTGCGGGCAAAAATAACAGAAACCGGGGACGCAACCGGGGAACTGACGGCGCAGCTGGTCAAGGAAGAAAACGAAGTTGACAAGAACACCGAAAAGCTGAAAAAGAATGAAAGCCAGATACGACAGACCTCTGCCACAATAGAACAACAAACACAAAGGCTTGACGGCATGGGCCGGGAGCTGCGGGAAGCGGGCGTTGATACAGACAATCTGGAAAACGCAAATTCACGCTTGCAAAAATCTTATGACAGGCTGCGAAGCTCACAAGAACAGTTAAGCCGCCTTAACGCTGAACAGGCGAAAATAAAAGAAAATATATCGGCAACAAAAATGCAATTACTGGGAACCGTGGGGGCAATCAGCACGGTTGCAGCTGCGGTGTATGCAGGACCGGTCAAAGCGGCGCAGGAGTATGAAACCGCTATGGCGAAAGTATCAACCATTGCTGACGCAAAGGTTGTGCCGCTTGAAGAAATGTCCGGGCAGATTTTAAAACTGTCAAACACCACAGGGATTGCCGCCAGCCAGATTGCAGATGATGTGTACAATGCCATTTCTGCCGGACAGAAGACCGGGGACGCTGTGAACTTTGTTTCTTACTCAACAAAGCTGGCAAAGGCCGGATTTGCGGAAAGCTCACAGACACTGGACGTTTTAACAACGATTCTGAACGCATACGGCATGGAAGCAAGCAAGGTATCTGCCGTTTCGGATATGCTGGTACAGACGCAGAACAAAGGTAAAGTGACCGTTGGCGAGTTGTCAAGCGTTATGGGTAAAATCATACCGACAGCAAACGCAAATAACGTGGCACTGGAGCAGCTGTGCGCTGGCTATGCGATTATGACCGCCAGAGGTATTGCCGCAGCAGAGACCACAACATACATGAACAGTATGTTGAATGAGCTGTCTAAATCCGGGACAACCGCAGACAAGACGTTGCGGCAGACAACCGGGCAGAGCTTTAAAGAGCTGATGGCAAGCGGGAAAAGTCTGGGCGAGGTAATAGAGATATTACAGCAGCAGGCAGAAAGTAGCGGAAAGAGCCTAAATGATATGTTCGGTTCTGCGGAAGCAGGAAAAGCCGCTGTTTCCCTGTTATCTGACGGCGTGGACGGATTCAATGCACAGGTTCAAGGCATGGTTGACAGCGTGGGCATGACCGAAGAAGCCTTTGCAAAGATGGAGAACACAACGGAAGCAAAAATGGAAAAGGCAAAGAACAGCATTGCGAATTTAAGCATTGTGCTGGGTCAAAACCTTTTGCCGATTGTCGGGAATCTGGCCGACAAGGTGGCAGCCGTTGTGGTAAAAGTATCTGAATTTGCACAGGCAAACCCGAAACTGGTACAAACCGTGTTAAAAGTAGTCGGAGCGCTGGCAGCTTTAAAGGTTGGCGGGATTGCGGCAAAACTGGGCTTTTTGGAGGTGCAAAGCGGTGTAAACGGCGTGAAAACGTTGCTTGCCCTGTTTGGCGCAAAGACAGCGGAAGCGGGAGCGGCTGGCGTTGGGCTGGGAAGCAAGCTAAAAGCGGCAGGAAGCGGCATACTGTCATACTTTGGAAATGTTAAAGGAGCCGTGGGCGGCGTAACGTCTGCGGTTGGTAATATTTTCAGCAGCAGCCCGATTTTGTCAAAAGTCAGCGGATTCATAGGCGGCATTGGAAACAAGCTGTCAACGGGATTCATGGGACTTGCCGGGAAGATGGGCGGCAAACTGACGGGAGCGGGTGGAAAGCTGGTTGCAGCGCTTCTGAAACCGTTTGGAGCGATAGGCGGCAGACTGGGAGGGCTATTGTCTGGTCTGGGCGGCATTATTGCAAATTCTCCACTGGGAACAATCGGAAACGTGATTGCTTCCGGGTTCGGGAAATTTGGGTCTTTGCTTGCCCCGATAGGCAACATGATAAAAACCGTACTGGGGCCGCTGGGAAAGCTGGGAACAACGCTTTTAGGACCGCTGGGCGGCATTGCAGGAAAGTTTTTGCCGATTGTCGGAGTTGTCACCGCTGTTATCAGTGCAGTACAGCTTTTGCGGCAGAATTTTGATAAAGTCCGGGCAGCCGTTGGCAATATCTTTGGGGAAAAGGGACTTGAAATCTTTGACAAAATCGTTGCGGTCGTAACGAATGTTGGGGAAACAATCAAGAATGTTTTTTCTGATGGCAATTTAGGAGCCGCACGGGACAAAATCAATGAGATTTTCGGAGAAAAGGGCGTTGCGGTTTTTGATACGTTTGCCGGAGTATTCCAAAAGGTAATAAGCGCAGCGGGTCAGTTTGTGGGTTTTGTCACAACAAACATAGTACCCGTTGTAGAACAGGTTTTAAACGTACTGACAACCAGTGTTATTCCGGGCATTATAAGCGGCATACAAGCGGCAGCCCCGGTGATAATGCAGATTTTTCAGTCAATCGCTGATTTTATCGGGGGAATTATCCCGGTTATCGGCAGCTTTATTGCTGGTATCATGCCGATTATCAGCGAAGTTATTTCATTTTTACAAACAAATGTTTTGCCGATTATCAGTGAAATTTTCAATTTCATTGTATCAACGGTACTTCCGTTTATCGTGCAGGGCATACAGCAACTTGGGTCCATAATCACAACGGTTTTATCTGCGGTTCTTCCCGTGGTTCAAACTGTATTTGAAACAATTTGGTCAATTATCCAGCCGATAATGACACAGATTTTAACAACGGTTCAAGCGGTTCTGCCTAATGTGCTTTCAATTTTCCAGACCGTTTTCACAACCATAGGTTCTATTATTCAAGCCGCAACCCAGATTTTTTCTGGGCTGATTCAGTTTATACAGGGCGTTTTTACTGGAAACTGGGGCGCAGCTTGGGAGGGCGTGAAAAACGTATTTCAAGGCGCATGGGACGGGCTGAAAAGCATTGCAACGGGCGTTATCAATGGAATTATAGGCGTTATCAACAGTGCAATTTCCGCACTGAACAGCATTAAGATTCCAGACTGGGTTCCCGGAGTTGGCGGCAAGGGCATAAATATTCCGACATTGCCGACATTTGCAAAGGGAACAAATGATACACCAGACACATTCATTGCAGGAGAAAAAGGACCAGAGTTAATCACAAATGCGCCGGGCAGAGCTGTTTATACCGCCCAGCAGACACGGGATATATTCAGCGCCCAGAACGCAGCCGTAAAGTCAGCGGAAGCGGCACAGGCGGCGAATGTAACCAATGTAACCAACAACACAACCAGCCAGAACGGGCCGCAGGTGGTGAACACTTACAGCACCACGAACAATGCGCCGGAAATGCAAGCGCCGGAAGTGGTGCGGGCAGCCGGACAAGGTGGCGGCGGGTACAATATCACCATTACAAACAGCCCGACAATCCACGTTGACGGGAACCAGCCGGAGGACTTGGACGAAAAGCTGGAGGAAAACAACAAAAACTTGTTGCGGGAGGTGGAAGAACTTCTGGACAAGAAAGAAGATGATGAAAGGCGGTCACGATATGACTAAGACTTATACAACTATTTCCGGGGATATGTGGGACAAGATAGCCTATGAACAGATGGGAAGCGTCCTGCATTTGGATAAGCTGATAAAAGCAAATGTCAAATATGCCGCCCTTTTCGTCTTTCCAGCCGGGATAGTGCTTACTATCCCGGAATTGGAAGACGAAGTGAACATGGAGTTGCCGCCGTGGAAAAGGGGGCTTTTAACATAGCATGAGCGATAAGAATTTAGCCCGCCGGGTGGAGCTGCGGCTGACGTTCAAAAATGTTGACGTGCCGGAAGACATAAATTTGCATTTGCTGACAGCAACTTACACGGACGAAGAAGAAGACAGCACAGACGATTTTCAAATTTCTTATGATGACCGGGAAAACAATCTGCTTGGACAATGGTTGGATATTAAACCGACAATCATTAAGTCCACGAAGCAGGTAAGCAAGACGGTTGAAAAAGAGAATGTCATAAATTATGTGGTAAAGCGGGGCGATACGCTTTGGGCGATTGCTTCAAAGTATCTGGGGAGCGGCACAAAATATCCGCAGATTGCACAGGAAAACAATATACCAAACCCGAATTTGATTTATCCGGGGCAGGTATTCAAGATAACGACAGGCGGGAACACCGCAAGCACAGTGACGGAAGACGTGGAAACAACAAAGAAAGGGGCAGACCCCAGACTTGTTTCTGCCGTTCTGGTGCAGAAGAACTGGAACGATACGGGAAAGGACGTGACGCTGGATTTTGGAACGTTTGAGATTGACAGCGTGGATATGTCGGGGCCGCCGGACAAAGTGACTGTGAAAAGCACTTCTATTCCGTATACGTCAAAATTGCGAATGGAAAAGAAGTCAAGGGCGTGGGAGAAATACACGCTGAAAGGCATTGGGCAGCAGATAGCAGATGAAAGCGGCTTGAAGTTGATGTATGAAGCGTCTGACAATCCGCAGTACAAGCGGAAAGAACAGGTGCAGACTTCCGATATAAAGTTTTTACAGGGTCTTTGCCATGCGGCGGGAATGGCGTTGAAAGTAACGACTATGACCATAGTAATCTATGACGCTGCCGAATATGACGGGAAACCAGCAATTAAGACTTTCACAAAAGGGAGCAGCGACATTATTTCATACAAATTTGGAACGAAGCTGACTGACACGGCCTACACCAGCTGCCATGTGTCCTATACAGACCCGGACACGAAAGAAACCATTGAATATACATATACCCCGGACAGCAGCATTGGAACAGGACAGGTATTGGAGGTAAACGAAAAAGTAAGAAGCACAGAGGAAGCAGTAACACTGGCGAAAAAACGGCTGCGGGAGAAGAATACACAGGAATACACAGGAAGCCTAAAGGTTGTTGGGGACGTGTCGCTGGTAGCGGGCGTAACAATCAAAATGAAGGGCTTCCAGCAGTTTGACAGGAAATATAAGGTGACGCAGGCACGGCACAGCCTGTTAAACGGGTATACCGTGGACTTGTCTTTAAAACAGGTTTTGGAGGGCTATTGATGGCAGACTTTACGGAATTAAAAAATATGGTCAGAAAAGGCATTGTCCAGAGCGTTGACGCTGGGGCAATGAAAGCCCGTGTGAAGTTTGGAGATAAAGGCGGCATTATTTCCGGGGATTTACACATTTTAGTCAGACCCCGCTATATTGTGCCGTCTGACGGCAGCAGGACGGGAAGCAAGGTGGCGGCAACGCAATTAGGGTATGACGTGAACGACAGCTACAAAACAGAGAGCCACGCACACGCCGCATATCTGACAGAGTGGGTCCCGGAAATCGGAAGTATGGTGCTTTGCCTTATGGTCCCGGACGGTGACGGCGAAGGGTACATATTAGGGGGTGTGAAGTAATGGCAAAAATAGGGACATTTGGAGATTTGACATTCAGTGTATCAGATAAAACCGTAAGGACTTTTGAGGGTATGAACTGGGATTTTTCAGCAAAGTACACCACGCACGACAGGCATATACAGCCGGATTTGCTGGAGTACATGGGACCGGAGATTGAAAGCGTTTCTTTTTCGGCGGTTTTTTCCGTCTTTCTGGGGACAAACCCATACAAGGAAATAAAGAAGCTGCGGCAGATGGTGAGGGACGGACGGGCAGAACGGCTGGTGCTGGGCGGCAAGGTATACGGCAGCTATAAATGGGTTATGCAGAAAGGCACGGCAGAACTGAAACGGTTTGACGGAAAGGGAAATCTTTGGGCAGCAAAAGTAAAGATAACACTGAAAGAATATCCTAAGAGGTGACAGGCTATGGAAATAATCAGGGGTGATGGAACGTTGCTGAACAATATTGACCTTGCCCCGGCAAACGTTTATCAAGAAGTATTGCAGAATATAGCAGTTATTCTGGATTTGGTGCAGAAAACAGCGCCCATGCTGCGGGACGTGGGCATACCGGGCGAACTTTACGGCAGACCGCTTCCAGTGGTCGAAAATATTCTTGTGGGGGCGATTTATGACCAGATAGAAGAATATGAACCACGGGCAATACTGGGTGGCGTAACCTTTGAGCGTGAAGACTTGACGGGACGGCTGATTCCTATAATTGAGCTGGAGGGGGTGAGAGAAATTGAGTAAAAGAGAATATCCGGATATAAAATTTCTTGAAACAGATACAGAGATAATCGAAAGCAATATGATTGCGCTGTATGAATACATGATGAAAGAGGAATATAAACGGGAAGATTACAAAATGCAGCCCGCTTCCCCAGAGCGTGTTTTTATTGCATGGTGCGCCGCAATCGTGGTGCAGCAGCGCATTTTGATTGAGGAAACGGCGAAAAAGAACGTGCCACGGTATGCAGAGGGGGAATATCTGGACAGCTTGGCAGAGCTTTTCAAGGATATTGAACGGCTTCCGGCAACGCCAGCGGTGGCAACATTCCGTTGCTACATATCGGCGGCGCAGAACCAGAGTGTGATTGTGCCGAAAGGAACTAGGATAACTTTTGACGGGGAAATCACTTTTGAAACCGTGGAGGAACTGGAGATACCAGCCGGGCAGACCTACGGGGACGTTTCCGGGAAATGCCAGACAGCCGGAATTGTAGGGAACAATCTTGCCGCCGGACAGGTAAAGGAGATAGTGGACGTTTACGAATATTATCTGAAAGTTGAGAACATAACAAAGACCAGCGGCGGCGCAGAGGAAGAAGAAGACGGGGACTATTATAACCGTATGCGGGAAAGCATGGAGAGTTTTTCAACAGCGGGACCGACAAATGGCTATATTTACCATGCAAAGTCTGTTTCTTCCGCTGTTTCAGACGTGGCGGCAACAAGCCCGGAACCGGGGGTTGTTGATGTAAGAATCCTGTTACAGAACGGGGAGCAGCCAACGCAAGCGATTCTGGAGGAAATAGAAACGGCGTTAAACGCTTCTGACGTGCGCCCACTGACTGACACGGTGACTGTATCAGAGCCGGAAGAAGACCCGTTTGAAATTGATGTGACGTTTTATATTGAGCGGAACAGTCAAGCAAGCTCATCTATTATTGACAGTGACGCACGGGCAGCGGTGGAAAATTATATTTCATGGCAGACAGGAAAAATGGGCAGAGATATAAACCCGTCATATCTGGTTCAGCTGATGATGGGAGCGGGAATAAAGCGTGTTGAAGTCAGAAAGCCGGAATTTAAGGTGGTAGAAGAAACACACGTTGCCAGAATTAAGAGGGACACAATGCAGGTGCTGAACGGGGGTGTTGAAAATGCCTAACCCAAAAGGCGTGAGGGCAGCCGGAAACGATATATATACGGTGGATTTTTCAAAATATCTGCCGGACCCGTTGAAGCGTGACCCGAAAATGAAAGCATTTGCCGCAGCAGTGACAAAAGAGTTGCTGGAAGTGAGCGGGAACATAGAAACAGTGCTGATATATTCCCGGATTGATGAATTGCCGGAAGATTTGGTTGACATTCTGGCGTTTGATATGCACGTTGACTGGTACGATTATTCTTACCCGCTGTCAGTAAAAAGGGATATTTTGAAACACAGCGTAAATGTGCATAAGAAAATGGGGACGAAGTACGCCATAGAAAAGGCGCTGGGCGCACTGTACCCGCAAAGCGAAGTAGAAGAATGGTTTGAATACGGTGGAGAACCGCACCATTTCCGGGTGGTGTGTGACGTAACAGGAAACCGAATCACAGCAAGCTACACGGACATTGTAAATGCAGTAAAGATGTATAAGCGGCTTTCTTCCCACATGGAAGAAGTCACATATCAGTCAAGTATTTGCACGAGAATTTTGACCCACACAGATTGTTTTTTATATAAAGCCCCATTGACAGGACGGCTGACGGCTGGCACATACCCGCAGAGGAACAGGCGGGGGGTGCAGGCTGGCAGCTGTTTTGCTGTAGGGACGGAAACTGCGGGATTTATCTTTAATTCCCCGCTGGCAGGAACAATCCCGGAAAGAAACGTGATATTCCGTGGTTCTGCCGTTCAGATTGACGCAGAAACGGCCTTAAACGCCTTTGAGTATAGAAATATACCAACAGGACGGACAAAAGCCGGAGAAACGCCGCAGAGAAGCCGCAGAGGGCAGCAGACGGGCACAGCAGTCACGGTAGAGGACGGGGGCGAGGGCTTCACGTTCCGGGTTCCATTGGCAGGAACCGTGCCAGAAAGAAGCACTGTACAGCATACGGAGGGCGGGGCGATTGAAAGCACGGTAAAAACGGAAAGTTTTCTGCATAAAAGCAAACTTTGTGGGAGCAGCCGGAAATTATAAAAAGGAGGTGAACAACCATGCTGACAGAACAGGCAATAGAGGACTTCAAAGACTTTCTGGACAATATTATTGCTTATGCGAAAGTAACGGTCAACGGGACAACAAGCGAAGTGGCAATACACCGCCGGGAACGCTTGAAAGACGGGCGGGTTGCGGTTTATCTGAATATTACACCGCAGCTGGGGACGGCGGCAACAGTACAGCAGGTCCAGCTGTACAACAAAAACAAGCAGCTGTGGGCAGACAAGGCAGAGAGCATAGAGCTTTCCAACGTGCAGGAGGGGGCGCTATACCGCTTTGTATTCAAATTTGTGGAACAGGAGGTGTAAGAAATGTCTTACCAATGGACACCGTGGCTTGACCATGTGACGGAATTTGAAGACCGATACACAGAGAGCCGCAATGATGATGGGACCATAACCCATACGCCCGTTGAGGGTGAAGTTATACAGCAGGGGACACCGCAGAACGCCGCAAACTTTAATCACATGGAAGACGGCATAAGCAATGCAGGGGAGCTGGCGGCGCTTCTGGCAATCGGTGTGATTCACCAGCGGCAGCAGTTGGCAGATATGACGGGCGAGGTGCTGACCGTATCGCTGACAAATAGCCAGCAATACCCGTTTAACAACTCTAAAAAAACCGTTGCGCTGACAACGCCCAGAAATCATCTTGACTACACCGTGACAGCGGAAGTGCTGGAATATTCCGGCGGGTGCGTGGGAGATATTGAGGTGACGGAAAAGCTGGTGAACGGCTTTAAGATTGAACACACTGGAAGCGCAACCAGCGTGAAACTGAAAGTATTTGTGAAAGGCGGGTTTTATTGATGGTTGGTGTAATTATCAAGAAAGAGGAAGTAAAGCAGCATGAAGCGGCAGTGTTACGGAGCTTTGGGGTTCACGGCAGAGGAACGCCGGAACAGAGGGACGCAGCCGCCGTGATTGCGGCAAGAAGCAGAGAAGTTGTCAAAGGAGGTAGAAAGTAAATGGACGCAGCAAATATCAAGGTTCTGGAGAAAACGCCGGGGCAGCATATCCAGTATGAGTGTACCGAAAAGAAAATTATTTTCGGTGATGATGAACTGTCAATCAATCTGGCAGCCCGTGAACGGGATTACGCCGTATCGCTGGACATTTGCATTGACAGTGAAAATGGCATTGTGATTGGAACCGGGGGAAGGGCGCAGAGATACGCCGCACAGGTAGAAATCCCTGCCCGCCGCTATGACATTATCGAGGACGGAGAGGACGAAAATGGGAATCCACGTGAAGTACCCGTGCCGATTCCGTTTGATATGTCACTTTGCACACTGATTTTATGGGGACTGGAGGTATAAGAAAATGAGCAATTTTGATGATTTGGCGCTGGCCGTTGCTTCTTTCGGCGGCAGCAACAGGGTGATTCTGGACGATTTGGGGAAGCCGTCAATCATGGTGGCAGTACCGAAGATGAAATATTCTGACATTATCACAGGCGGCACACAGGAAACGTTGCCGTGGTGGATTGTGGACGGTGAGGAACAGGAGGTTATTTGGGTATCGAAGTATATTAACACGGTAGTTAATGACCGTGCATATTCTCTGCCTATGAAGGACCCGCAGTGTTATACAACGTTTGACAAGGCGCTGGAGTATTGCCGGAACAAAGGGGAGGGCTGGCACTTAAACCAGAACGGCGTGTTTGCTTCTTTGGTGCTTTGGTGCGAGAAAAACGGCACGATTCCCCGTGGAAACACGAACTGGGACGCAAGCTATATAAACGCATGGGAACGGGGCGTGAACACATATAAAGACCCGGCATACACGGACGGCAGGGGCGGCAGAACCGCCACAGGTTCGGGACCCGTGACGTGGTATCACGATTACAGCCCGGCGGGAATTGCTGACCTCTGCGGAAATTGCCATGAGTGGGTAGCAGGCGCAAGGCTGAAAGACGGTGAAATCAATATTATTCCCTATGGTAATTCCATGAAGTCAAATTGCAGCATGGGCGCTGACAGTACCGAGTGGAAAGCAATCATGCCGGACGGAACACTGGTTGCACCGGGAACAGCCGGAACGCTGAAAGTAGACAGAACCAGTGCAAGCAGCAGCGTTTTGAGAATCAACACAAGCGTTACCACACAGACCACAGACGAAAACGACACCAGCGAAATGTTTAAGAATGTGGCAGCAGTAAGCGGGGTGAACATTCCGAAACTGTTAATTGCAGCAGGATTTTTCCCGGAAACGGGCATGACTTCACCGGGTAGATTCTGGGCGAGAAATAACGGCGAAAGGCTGCCTATCCGGGGTTCGAGCTTCATCTACGCCAGCAACGGTGGTCCGGCGGCGTTGTTCTTGGGCGGCCCCCGTTCTATCAGCGACAGCGTCGTTTCGTTCCGTTCCGCTTTTTATGGAGAACTGTAAACTGGACACTGGTAAACTGGAGGGCTTGCGGTAGCAAGCCCTTATAAAAATTTTCAAATAACAAGGTGGTTCAGTATGACAGAGGAGCAAAAAGAACAGCTGCCGGAGCTTGACCCGGTAAGGGATAACACCACGCCGGAAGACTTCAAGACAAAGAATAAAGTCTATGAATTATTGCTTTACATAGGGCCGGAGCTGGAACAATTTCCACGGGCGCAAAGGAAGCTGGCTGACGATATACGGGCAACAACGCTTCAAATTATGCGGCTGGTTGTGACGCTTGAAAATAAGCATTACAAGAAAACCACGCTGGGAGATTTGGACAATGAAGTTGATGTGCTGCGTCACCTTGTACGGCTTGCCGCAGACCCGAACTATACACGGAGCAGAAAGCCGTGTCTTTCCTTGCGAAAGTATGAGAATATTTCACGCATGGTCAATGAAATCGGGCGCATGATTGGCGGCTATTATAAATCATTGAAGAAATAAGCGGGCAAAAGCCCGCTTTTTCAGTGGGGAAGAACCGTTAATAGAGGACTTGCAGTGCCTATCCGGGGTTCGAGCTTCAACAACACCAGCAACGGTGGTCCGGCGGCGTTGAACTTGAACAACCCCCGTTCTAACAGCAACAACAACGTTTCGTTCCGTTCCGCTTCACCCCATATTTGCCAGATAGTCACGCCCACAAGTGGACGTGTCCCGTGCGTTTGGGTTAAAGGGGTTCTTCTCCATTCCGAGGGTGAAGCCCGGCAGACAACCGGGAAGCCTCAGGAAAAAGATTGAATTGCCGTGAAGACAGTTAGTAGCCGGAAACACTTCTGCTTCCGGGGAAAGTCAGCCGCAAGGCTGAATGAATATGTCACGTTTGAAATGGCAGAACCAGAGTAAATTTGCACGGCGCATTTTATGACAGGAGGGCGAAAGACTTTGAAGAAAATCAAGGGGCTTTTCCCGAAAATATACGATTTTGAAAATCTGTTCTATGCCTATAAAACAGCTATCAAAAGCAAGAGATACAGACAGGACGTAATGGAATATACGGACCGGCTGGAAGATAACCTAATCACTCTGCAAAATGAACTGATATGGGGCTTGTATGAAGTAGGGCGGTACAATATTTTCTATGTTTATGAACCGAAAAAGCGGCTGATTATGTCGCTTCTGTTTAAATACAGAGTGGCGCAACACGCTATATACAGGCAGTTAAACCCGCTTATTGAACGGCGGTTTATTTCCGACAGTTACGCTTGCAGAGTAGGCAAGGGGACGCATAAGGCCATTGACCGTCTGCAATACTGGTTATGCCAGACAGAGCGGAAGCCGGAACAGTATTATTACTTGAAATTGGACGTTTCAAAGTATTTTTACCGCATAGACCACGAAAAGCTGAAAGGAATTCTTGCAAGGATAATTGAAGACCCACCGCTTTTGGCATTGCTGGGGAAGATTATTGACTGTGAAGACACGAAATTTGGCTTGCCGCTGGGTGCTGATATAGGTGACGTTGCTTTTGATGAAATGCTGGGTGATGTCGGCTTGCCTATTGGCAATCTGACTTCACAAATGTTCGCTAACCTGTATTTGAATGAGCTTGACCAGTTTTGCAAACACAAGCTGCGGCTTCATTACTACATACGGTATATGGACGATATTATAATACTTCACCATGACAAAAAGTATCTGGAGGAAGTGAAGCAGAACATAGCCGCTTTTCTGGGCGAAAAGCTGAATTTACAGCTGAATAAGAAAACCTGTATACGCCCAACAAGTATGGGCATTGAATTTGTGGGCTTCCGGGTATGGTCAACGCACAGAAAGTTAAGGAAAAAGACAGCAAAGAAGCTGAAAGGGCGTTTGCGGTATATGTTCCATGCCTACACAATAGGAGAAATCGACAAAGAAACGCTGGATAGGAGCGTTTCTTCATACCGTGGGATTTTGAAGCATTTTGACAGCTACGGTTTGCGTAAGAGCCTAAACGAAATGTACAAAAGGGAGGTGAACAGGGAATATGACAGCGGAAGAAGTGGTGGAGTTATGCAGGACGGCGCTTGCATGGCTGGCGGCAGTGGGGATAGTTGTTGACTTAACGCCGGGAATTAAGGTACAGCCCGTGCGGTATCTGATACGGCAGATTGGCAATCTGATGAATCACGATATTAAAGAGCAGCTAAACAAAATCGAAAAGGACTTGCAGGAACATAAGGTTGAGAGCTGGCGGCGGGAAATTCTGGATTTTGCAAACAGCTGCATGAATCACAGGCGGCATACTAAAGAAGAATTTGATAATTTCTTTAAAAACCATGATGATTATGAGAAGTACATACATGAAAACAAACTGGAAAACGGCTGCGTGGAAGCGGCTTTTAAGTATGTGGAAAGAATCTATCTTCACTGTATGGAAACAAATGATTTTATGGTTGAAAAAGACGATAAGGAGGACGAAGAAAAGTGAATATGGCATTATGCTTCCTGGCTGGCTTCATGCTGGCTATTTTTATTGTCTTCATGCTGAATCTGCGAGCAATAGCGGCGGCAAGGAGAAAAAGGAAAAAGGAGCTGGCAGAACACCCGGAAAAGAAAGTGCAGACAACGAAAATCATTGTATTTTCCATAATGGCAACGTATTACATAGCCTTTGCGGTTGGTATGTGGGTAGTAATTACAAAAGACGTGTACCAGCTTTCAACGTTGCTTACATTTGTTGGAAGCGTTGCTGTGTTCGCCGTGGCTTTTTATTGCTGGAAGTCAAAAGCAGAGAATCTGGAGAAGATACGCAAAAACAACCCGGATTTAATGGGGGCGCTTTCTGACTTTTCAAACATGGGTTCGCAGTAGGAGGAATGAAAGGTGAATGAGGTATTAAAAAAGCAGATTGCGGCACAGGCCGCAGTAATTATTTTCGGCAATGAGGGCGGTTATACTTCCGTCAATGCAAACGACAACGGGGCAGTGAGCGTGGGAAAAGTACAGTGGCACGGCAGCCGGGCGCTTGACCTGTTAAAGAAAATCTGCAAGGCAGAGAGCCGGGCAGAAACAATTCTGGGCGCTTCCCTGTATGCGGAAATAGTGAAAGCGATTCAGTGGAATACACGGACTGTAAACCAGACGGAAAAAGCCGCAATCAGTAATTTGCTGGGTACAGAAGCAGGAAAGAAAGTACAGGACCGGCAGGCAGAAGAAGACGTGACAGGCTATGTTGCCCACGGCGCACAGATGGGTATTGAGGACCCACAGAGCCTTGTATATTTTGCAGATTTAGAGAATCAAGGCGGGGCGGGTGCTTCAAAACGTGTCGGAAATGCCGCAATCAGCCGGGCGGGGTCCGGTGGGAAAGTGACGCTGGCTATCATTCACGCTGCGGCTTTAGATGACAGCGTGATGGGCAAATACAAGACCAGACGGAACAGCACATACAGTAAGGCGGCGGCGCTGTTCCAGACGGCGAATAATCAGACAGGAGGGAAAGAGAACATGACAGAAGCAGAATTAAGACAGAAGTATGTAAATATCATTCTGGGCTGGAATGGAGCGAAAGAGGGCGGCAGCGTCCATAAGCACATTGTAGACACTTACAATACAATCGTTCCGCTTCCCAGAGGATATAAACTGAAAGTCACGGACGCATGGTGCGCCGGGACTTCTTCTGCGGCAGCACAGGAAGCCGGAATGACCGACATTATCCCGGTAGAGTGCAGCTGTTATTATCTCATTGAAGCTGCAAAAAAAATGGGGATATGGGTTGAAAATGACGCATACACGCCGAAACTGGGGGACCTTGTTTTATATGACTGGAACGATAGCGGAAATTATGCGGCAACGGACAATACGGGAAGCCCGGAACACGTTGGCGCTGTCTGTAAGGTATATGCGGGCGGTTTTGATGTTATCGAGGGAAACAAAAATAATGCGGTCGGAATACGGAACATGAGCGTAAACGGAAGATATATAAGGGGCTTTATTTGTCCGAAGTTTGCAAGCAAGGCAACGTCAAGCGGCGGTGGAAGCAACGCTGGCGGCGTTTCTTCCGGGACAGCTGGCACATACACTGTAAAACAGGGGGACAGCCTTTGGAAGATTGCAGAAGAACAGCTGGGAGACGGCAGCAGATACGGGGAAATCAAGACAGCAAACGGGCTGACCAGTGACACCATTCACACCGGACAGGTTTTGAGGATTCCGGGGAAAAGCGGCGCTTCTTCCAGCAATAGCAATTCTGGCACTTCTTCTGGAGGAACGGCAGAACAGAGTTACACCGTAAAGAAAGGGGACACGCTTTCTGGAATTGCGGCGAAGTTTGGCACAACCTATCAGAAGCTGGCAAGTTACAACGGCATTGCGAATCCAAACATTATCAGCGCCGGACAGGTTTTGAGGATTCCGGGAAGCAGTGTGCGTACATACACCGTGAAAGCGGGTGACAGCCTTTGGGCGATTGCTGACAAACAGCTGGGAGACGGCAGCCGCTACAATGAAATTAAGACCATGAACGGATTGACCAGCAACACGATTCACGCCGGACAGATTTTGAAGCTGCCGGAAGCATAAGGAGGAAAAAGAAGATGAATGACATTATCATGTTAGCAGTACAGCTGGGCGTTGCAGTAGCGGCGTTTTTAGTGGGAAAGTATGTATTCCCAAACGTTCCAAAATCAGTCACAGAAAAGCTGAACAGCCTTTCAGCATGGGCGGCGCAGTTTGTTGTCTGGGCAAAACAGTTTATGCAGACGCAGAGCGGGGAAGAAAAGATGGCGGCAGTCGTGGAAAAGCTGAAAGAGATTGCGGACGAAGCGGGGCTGGAAGTCACGGAAGACCAGTTGAAAGCCATTGCCCAGTCTGCTTATAATGCTATGAAAGCAGGAGAAAAAGAAGCTGATAGCATGGCTGAACCGCAGGAAGCAGTATATTACAAAGTAGGAGAAAGAGAAGTGGCAAAGGCCCCAACGGTCAATATTTTCACAGGGACACAGAAAGTAGCAGAGGGCGTGACGGCGGTTGCTACAAATAAAGTGCCGGAAGACGCATTGAAGCCGAATGAAGACGGCAGCGTAAATGTGTATAATGAAGCCGGGGAAAAGGTGGGAACCGTCCCAGCAGAAGAAGCGGAAGCGGCAGCAAAGAAAGTCACAACGATTGTGATTGAGGAAGACGGCGAATAATGGCCGTCACGCCGCCCAGAACAGCCCAGAATCAAGCAGAAGCCCCGTGGGTGAGGAAATGGACACCTACGGGGCTTTTTGATGTTGCGGGGCAAATTAGAGGGGCTTATAAGTGTATTCAATACCATCTTCAATGGCTGCGATTGTGTCAAGACACTTTTTATAACACCCGTTTTTGCCTATTTTGCGGGCTTTATGTTCTGCTTCTGACTTGCTTCTGGCGTTCACATGAAGCCAACGGAGCAGACAGCCGTTTTCATCATGTATTGTAATAGTGAAGGATTTATGCGGGATTTTCTTTAACTTGCCGCTGCCATTACAGCAATAGCAAGGGCCGACAGAACCAGACTTGTATATATATTTACCCGAACCTTTACACTTGTCACAAGAAACAATTTCAAATTTTGCCATTTCTCTCACCTTTTCTTTCTGGAGGGGGCGGCAGAACCGCCCCAGTTATCCAGCTTATGCTGAAAGCATGGGGGCCATTGAATACTGACCAAGCGGGAAAATTGTTTCGCTATTGCGGTATTCAGATGTCTTTTTATTGATACGGCATTTCTTGACTTCTTTGCCGTCCGTAATGGTGACTGTCTGGGCGGTTCTGGAAGTAACGGTATATGTCCAGACGCAATCATGGTTACAAATGCTTCTCATGCTGTATTCTTTGCCAATTTCAAATTTTTTCATGTTGTGTTCCCTCTGCTTTCTTTTGATGATTCTATTATATACTTACGGAAGTATAAAGGCAATAGGCAGAATAAACAAAATTACGGAAGTATAATTGTGAATTTTGTATACTTCCGTAATTTGCACGGATATGGTATAATCCAGAATAAAAAGAAAACGGAGGTCAGAAAAAATGGCAGAGCAGCAGGAAGAAAAGAAAAAGTGGAACGTTCCCAGAGGGGCGGCGGCGAATAAAGCAAAGCAGAAATATAAGGGAGCAAATTATGACCGGGGAGAATTGGCGTTACCAAAAGGAATGAAAGCAAAAGTGCAGGAAGCGGCAAAAGCACAGGGGCAGTCTTTCAATGGATATGTTGAACAGGCCATAAGGGAAAGATATTTGCGGGACACCGGGGAAGAAATGGAATGGCAAAAAGAAAAATAATGAAATTTTTGAGATAACACTTGACATTTTATACTTACGGAAGTATAATAAAGACAGTTAGGGAAGCAATAAAGCCTTAACGAATACGGCAAGGGAAAGGAGAAAACATGGAAGACGTTATGACTGATAAGCAGTTTGACAAGATTCTCAAAATGGTATCAATGATACTGGACGGCTGCAAAGACCTTGACGAAGCAAAAGAAAAGGTTGCAGAGTTGTTAGAGGACCAGAAAAAAGAAAAGTCTGCTGAATAAGCAGACAGGGCATAACAGAGGGGCGGCGGGCTTGCCACCAAAGCCCCACCTGTTATCTGCAATATAGCAGATTCAAAACAGGAAGTCAACAGGGCAAGGCAAATAGGGCGAAAAAGAATTTAAATATAAGGCAGTTGGATTTCCTTTTATTTCCCGGTCACTGATGATACAATGACAAATACAGATGGTATGCTGTATCTGGCATGACATACTACAAGATACCCCCGGAAGCAAAAAGACGCTGCCGGGGGTGTTTTGTTATTTTTCGGTGTATGTGTAGTTGCCGTCTGCGTCTAAAATCCAGTCGCCCAGAACTTCTGTTACAACGCCGCTTTCATCAACAATGCCATAAGTGCCATAATCGGGAAGTGAGCCGGAAAAGCAAATGCCTTTACCGTCCGCGGCAATAATCGAAACCCAGTTATAGCCAGAATCTACCACACGGCTTTCGGCAAATTCACGGAGATTGTCAGCTGTCATGGCTTCAAGCTGTTTTCCAGTAATGCTGATATAGGCATACTGGCCTATGACCGTATCGCCGGAACCGTTCAAAACGTCTTTTATAATTAAATCATAATCCATTAAGTCGTTGTGGTGAACCTGTTCCGGGTAAATCTGGTCATTGTCAAGAAATACGGTTGCAATGGCGCTGTTCTCAATGGAAACCGTGTATTTTGTTCCAGCAGACCACACAGAATAGGTTCCGTCATTGTTTGGCGTGATGATGTTGATTAAGTCAGAAACGCCGCAGTCAGTGAGCGTTAAGAAAATATCGTCCGCATGGTCCGGGTCAACGCCCATTTTATCTTGAATATTTTCGGCTGACTTCTGGTAGTAGTCATATTTGCTGGATAATTCAGCCGACTTTTCAGAAGCAGCCGAATTGCCGCCGCACCCAGATAAGAGCAGGGAAAGGACAAGTGAAACAATAAGGATTTTTGGCAATGTTCTTGCATTAAAATTGAACTTCATAAAAAAGCCCCCAGTCATTAAGATTAAAGAAATTGGCAGATTTCTTATAGAAAAAATAGCACGGGGAGGGGGTACTGTCAATAGTTATTAGACAATTTTCCTTGCATTTTTCAAGTACAGTACCGCCGCCGGATTGGGAGGAATAGACAAAATGAAGAAGTTTAAACAGTTAAGCCATAGTGACAGAATCAAAATGGAAACATTGCTGAATAAAGGACATTCCAAAAGAGAAGTAGCAGAATATTTGCACGTTCACAGAAGCACCATATATAGAGAGTATGACCGGGGAAAGTATATGCACAGAAATTCAGACTATACCGAAGAAGAACGGTATAGCAGCGATTTAGGACAGAAGACGCATGACTGGAACGAACAGGGAAAAGGTAGAGCGCTTAAAATAGGAAATGACCGGGAGCTGGCAGAGTGCATAGAAGATAAGATTGTGAATGAGAAATACAGCCCGGAAGCGGCGCTGGCAGAGATAGCAAAGGGCGAAAAGCAGTTTAAAACCACAATCAGCGTAAGGACATTGTATAGATATATTGATAACGGCATATTCTTAAAGCTGACAAACAAAGAGCTGCCGATAAAAGGCAATAGGAAAGAACACAATAAAAAAGTACGGGTGCAGAAACGGGCAAGCGCAGGGGAAAGTATAGAGAACCGCCCGGAGGAAGTAAAAGACCGTGAAAATTTTGGTCACTGGGAAATGGACACGGTGAAAGGAAAAAGGGGCGTTACAAAATCCTGTATGCTGGTTTTGACTGAAAGAAAGACCCGTGACGAAATTGTGATGAAATTAAAAGACCAGTGCGCCGCTTCCGTGGTAGAAGCGCTGGACCGGCTGGAAAGAAAATGGGGCGATATGTTTAAAAAGGTATTCCGCAGCATTACGGTTGATAATGGGGTTGAATTTGCGGATTACGAGGGCATGGAAAAGTCTGTGTTTGAACCGGGAAGCAAGCGCACCTTTGTTTTCTATTGCCACCCATACAGCAGTTGGGAGCGTGGAAGCAATGAGAATAACAACAGGCTGATAAGAAGACATATCCCAAAAGGGACAAACTTTGACGATAGAACAGATGAAGATATAGAGTACATTGAAAACTGGATAAACAACTACCCCAGAGGGATTTTTGAGTACCAAACGTCTGCGGAGCTGTTCGAGGAAGAATTGCGGAAGCTGGCGTGA